GATCCGGGAACCGCTCCTTGAGCGAGTCCTTGTCCATGTAGACGCGGCGACCGACCCAACGGCGCTCGGTCCATGTCCGGCAGGGCGAGTAGAGGAAGTCCGACCAATGCACATGATCCAGTTCCACCTCCTGATCGACAATCTGCTCGTAAGTGGCAGCAGCCTGCAATACCTCGCCGGTCAGCGGGTCCAACTGTTCTTCCAGCGTCTGCTCCTCGACCTCGGTGGTCAGGCGCACCCACGCACAGCCGATGCCGGGAATGAGGCGATCCTCGACAGCATCGCGCATCACTTGGTCGAAGTTGCAGTCGTTGTCCTCCATGTCCTGCATCAGTGCGTTCTGGAGCAGCATGGAGGCGACACGGGCCGGCTCATCCATGAACTGGTCGAAGCGGCGGGAAACATTCACCTTGGGGATTTTGGCGTAGAGCGACGACTGGAGGATGCCGACGTTGGCCGTGAAGATGTTGAACTTCTTCTCGACCCCTTCCAACCCCTCGCGGTCGTCAAGGTAACGCTTGACGACCTTCTGGCCGGAGTCGTGGAAGTCCTTCATCTCCTTCTCGGCCATGACGATCTCTTGTTTCCAGCGAGCGTACTTGCTGGCAGCATCCTTATTGGAGTCTTTTGCCGATTTGATGGTGGTTACATCACTCATTGCTGTGGTCCTTGTTGACCGGGGCAGAAGAAGTCACCGCTCAACGGATCATAGTGCAGCAGTTTCCGCACCATGTGTTGCGTGAGGTGAGTCTCACTCACGGGTTAGCCCTCAGCGCCCACGCCAGCGCACGGGCACGGGTGTCGTCGTCAATATTGGCGTTCTGTCCTTCGGTGATGCCCTGATCACCACTGAGGGCCATCGACAGTTCGTCCATCGCCATCTCGTCGTAACCGGGGGCGGGGCGACCAGCGGGCGGGCCACGGCGCGGGGCGGGCGGCGCAGCGAGCGCCCCTAGGTTCGGCTCGGCACCGGCACCGGGGCCAGCGCCGGCATACGGACTCGACTGTGCGCCGGCAGCGTTGTTGGTACTCCACCCGGACATCAGCTTGGCGAGTAGGGTTTTGAGGGGTGACTGTTGATTGAACTCGGGTGTGGGACGGTCAAACGAAGACATGACGACTCCTTTCGGGAGGAGTGGAGTTAAATGCGAAGGGACTTCTTGGGTACGGTGTCCCACAGGTCGTTCAAACTGTACCCCTGTTTCACAGTTGGTACAACCTTGACCACGGCGGGGGAGATCACAGCCAGCCGGCGACCGAGGGTGGAGAGCGCATCGACCCCATCATCGACCCCGCTGCCGGTGGCGTTGGGGAACATCAGCAACTCCTTGGTCAGCCAGCCGGCGAAGCGGGCATCGGCGGGGTAGAACACCTTCCGACGCTTGAACTGACCCCGCAGGGCGGCGGCACGGGTCTCCTTGTCCTGCCCGCGCATCGGCATCATCTTCCACGGCACGGCAACTTGGAGTTGGCGGGCCTTGGTGGCGACCAGTGGCATCATGACCTTGGCCATGTTGTCGTCGTCTATGAGCCATTCTCGCGGCTTGTAAGTCTGAGCAAGCCGTACAATGTCGTCAGAGGACTGTTCGGGGTCGACACGACCCCTTTTAGCATCAATGATGTCCCAGTCTCCGTGACTGTCAATCGCCACAACGAAGTGTACAGTGTAGTCCCCCGTATTGACTGACAGAGCCAAGTCTGAACACGCATAACGGGGAGTCTCCGGGGCAAGGGCGTCGGGGGGCGTGGGCCGATGCCGCAGGTCGTCGGTACTGACCCAGCTACCGGCGTCACTCGGCGGCTCCTGCATCCACAGGGTACGCCAGATGAAGTCGTCCTGCTTCTTGTCGTGCAGGTAGTCGTCGGTGTAGAACTCCGGCCACATGCGCTCGCCGGGGACCGTCCGACCGAGCAGGTCAGGGTGCTCGGGCGACACGTCGGGCGCAGCGACCGCCGTGAACTTCAACACCCTCATGCGTATGCGCGGGTTGGCCTCGGCCCGCTGCATCACGAACCCGATCACGTCGTTGGGGTTGAGGCGCTGGCCGATCACGATCAGCTTGCCGGTCGGCGTCAGCCGGCTCAAGAGGTCGCCCTCGAACCAGCGGCGAATCTTGTCCAACTGTGTCTCGCTCTGGGCGTCCTCGAACGAGGCGTGAATGTCGTCGCAGATCACCACGTCGGCCCGCTTGCCCAACACGCCCCCGGAGGCACCAATGGCGAAATACCCCCCACCCTCTGTCGTCTTCCAGTTGTCTTTCGCACGGGTGTCATGAGCCACCCGCACGTCCGAGGCCAACTGCATCTCCGGTGACTCTATGATGTTCTTGACCCGTCCCCCGAACTCGGCAGCCAACTCCGCTGCACGGCTGACCGAGATGATGCGCGTGGTCGGCTGGCGGGCAATGATGTAGGCCGGCGCAGCCACCGAGATGTAGGTGCTCTTGGCGCTGGCAGGGGGTGACATGACCACCAGCACATCGAACTCGCTGTCGGGTGACAGGTGGTTGTTGAACCCCATCAGGTCATCGACGGCATCACAGATCAGCTTGTGGTGCCGCGCCGGCTCGACTTGAACGAACATGCGCGAGAAGTGACGCAGCCGGGTCAGCGCCCGCTCCCGCCGACGCACGGCGAGGAGAGCATCAGCCGTCGCCTGCTGCTCGGGAGTCAGGGTCAGGACGGGGGCAGGGGTGAGAGGGATCGAAGCGGGTGGCGCGAGCCAGTCGGGAACGACTTGATGGGGCGCGAGGGTGTCACTCATCGTCGTCCTCGTCCTCGCTCCCCAACGGTTGCCCGACGATGGCCTCGATGGCCGAGGCGTCCAGTGCGTCAGCCCCCGCCTGCCTGAGTATGAACCGCTTGAGGTCCGCCGTGCTCATCGAATTCACGTCGATAGTCATGGACGAAGTGCTGGTCTGCTCGACGTGTTTCACGTCCCCGTACCGCTTGCGGTTCATCTTCTCCATGACCCACTTGCGCGTGTTGATCCTGAGGGCGCTGCGCCCCTCGGTGTCCATCGTGGGCTGGCCATCGGGACCGACGCCATCGCTGATGCGAATCAACTCATCCTCCAACTCCTCGGCCCACAACGCCTTGGCCATATGGTAGGCCGCTTTGCGCCGCTCATCCCGAAGCATCCACGTCCGAAACCGGACAGGGCTGATCGGCTGGTGGTACTTGTGGCAGAAATCGGTGAGCGTCGTTCCCCCGACCATCGCTTCGAGGGCAGTCTCGAACGCGATCTCGTAGGTCTGCTTTTCCAGTTCGATGATTGCCTGCGAATTCCCAACTGCTGCACGAAGTTCATGGCGTGTCTGTGCAGCGGCACGATCAAGTGCTGCATCGTGAGTGGGACCGAACTCATCGACAGGGGTCTGATCGACTTCAGTGGAGGGGTTTGGGTCCATCCAGTCGGGAAGGGGGATCGGCGCGTTCATGGCGCAGAGTTTATAGCACTTTGTGATGCAGTGTTCAAGATGGGAGTGGGGCGCACAGGCCGGACAATCTGGTGATTGCCTGCCCCTCCTGCAACATGAAAAAGCAAGCAATGCTCCCGTGGGAGTTTTTATCACTGGTTATGACAAAAGCATAATCAGTTTTAGGTTTTTGGTGAGAAACTTTACGGGTGTGAGGCCCAAACTTGGCGATGGCCCCGCCCGAGATACGCGGGGTGGGTTAGCGGTCACTCACCCTTTCGGTGTTAGTGAGCACTCACACACAGAACACAGTCACAGTTAGTAAGCACTCACACACAAAACACAGTTAGTAAGCACTCACACTCACTCCGTAACAGTTAATATTGTAGATGCAACACAATCCGCTTCAAATATGACATTCGCAGGTCCATTTCCAAACGTTACAAAAAGTGCTACGTGTTTTAGGGTCAAAAGCACTTTTTGTACCGTCAAAAGCACTTTTTGTACCGTCAAAAGCACTTTTTGTAACGCTTTTTGCGACAAAAAGTGTTGCGGTAACACTTTTTGTCGCGAAAAAGGGCGGAAATCGACCTAAAACAAGGGGTGAAACACTTTCTGTAACGATTGGGGGCAAAAAGTCATACAAGGCAGAGTAACGGTCCCCTAGATATATATAAGAGATTCTCTTACGCCAAAATTCCCGGTGCAAAAAAAGCCATTCCTAGGACTTTTTCACCCAATCGTCACAGATTCTGTTATTCTCTTATTTCCCCTATGGGGAAGGGGGAAACCCCGTCAACCTACCTTGTCGAAAGGACACAATGAAATTTGATGACTTCATAGCAGCAATCGACCGCACTAGCCCAGTGCCGGTCAACGATCAAGTAAGCGCACTTCTGCGCTTACTTTCCGAAACCGAATACATGCGCTTCAACGCTGCTCGCGCCGCAATGCCAAGCGACGTTAGCGAGGCCTACGGCGCTTTCGTTCGTTCGATGCATTTGCCGGCAATGGTCAGCAATACAAAGCGCAACGGAACGCGCCGCGTACCGTTGACCGTTTCACTTCCCCCGGAGCTAGTCGACCGCATCCCTAAGCCGCGCTCCGCTTTCGTGGAACAGGCACTCTTAACCGCACTGGAGACGTAACCAAATGGACATGCTCACCGCACAACTCGCCGCCGTCCTGCTCGCCGTCCTATGGCTTGCCGGCATTGCATCGGAAGCACTCGCCGCAGAACGTCGCGCCCAGAAAGATCGCGAAGAAGCTCGCCGCCATTTTGAATCACTACACGACCACAACCGGAGTTAACTACTATGTCGAACGCAATGAACATCATCCAAACCGCAACCGAGTTGCAAAGCAATCACAACAAGCTCGAACTCGTAAGCATGGCCCGTTCCCTTGGCTGGAAAGGCGACCATGCTCGCGCTCCAGTGCTACAACTCGCGCTGTTTGTAGCGACCAAACTCAACGCCGGGGAACAAGGCGAGGAGAAAGGTGGTAACTACAAAGGGGAAGGCGAGCACACGCCCGACAGCCAAGCTCAAGGCGAGCATGGTCGACAGGGGAACGGGGAATGCGAGCAAGGGCAAGCGGAACCCGTTTCCGACGGTGGGAACGCGCAGCAGGGTGAACAGAAATCGCACGAGTCGAAACCGGATAAGTCGCCCGATGACATGACGCCGGACGAGTTACTCGAACTGTACGAAGCGAAAGCGAAGGTCAAGCAA